AAACGCTGAAAAGAGCAGGGAAATACTGTATAATTTCACCAACAGCGTATAAGGGGTGGATGACATGAATCGAATCCGGGAGCTGCGGGAGCAGAGAGGATGGCGGCAGGAAGATCTCGCCGCACGGCTGCACAAAAACCGCCAGTCTGTCGGACATTACGAGACAGGGATCCGTGGGCTTGACGCGGAGACCATCTGCCAGCTCTGTGATATCTTCGGCTGCACGGCGGACTATCTGCTCTGCCGCAGCTCCTCGCCGGCGCCCGTGATCGCGGAGGAGGACGCCGCCGTCCTGGACGCTTACCACGCCGCCCCGCAGGAGATCCGCGCCATCGTCGACACTGCCCTCGCGCCGTATCGCCAAGATGCTATCGGGTCGTCGACGGCATAATTTATCTGCGAAAATAAAAACGTGCCCACAGTGGGCACGGGAAAGTGTAGTGTTATGAAAAAACTGATTTCGTATCTCTGTGTTTTCGCCCTGGTCCTCGCCCTCGCGCCCGCGGCCTTCGCCGAGTGGGATCTCTCCGGTCTGAGCTTCGACGATCTCGTCGCCCTCCGCGATCAGGTCGACCTCGCGATCTGGAGCAGTGCCGAATGGCAGGAGGTCACGGTCCCGCAGGGTCTCTACAAAGTCGGCGCGGACATACCGGCGGGGAAGTGGACGATCCGCGCGCCCTCCGGCGAGGCCAATTCCGTGAAGATCGGCTCCGAGCTGGATGACAACGGCACCGACGTCAATTTCCGCGGGGACTCCAGGATGATCTGCGGCGAAAACTACACAGGCTGGACGGTGTCCGGCGCCTGCGACTTCTGGACGGTCGAGCTCCGCGACGATCAGTACGTCTGCATCAAGAACGGCTCCGCCGTTTTCACGCCCTACGCGGGCAAGCCCTCCCTCGGTTTTAAGTAATGCCGCGCAAAGCCGCGAAGAAATACGGCCGGGACGGGCTGTACTACCGCAAGCGCATCAAAACGCCGGAAGGGAAGTACGAGGACGTGTACGGGAGAACGCAGGCGGAGCTCGCCGAGAAGGTGACGCTCCGCCTGAACCAGCTCGCCGGCGCGGGCGCAGTCCCGCCCGAAGAGATCTATTTCTTCGAGTACGCCGCCGGCTGGTATGCCCGGCGCGAGCCGCACCTCAGCCCTGGCATGCGGAAGATGGTCAAGCACGAGATCAACGACGTGATCTGCCCGGTCATCGGCGGCAAGCGCCTCCGCGATGTCAATTCCGACGACGTGGCTGCCGTCATGGCCACGCGCGCCCACCTCAGCCGCAGCGCCCAGAGCAAGACCGTGCAGGTGCTCCGGCAGGTTTTCGAGGCTGCCCTCGAGGCCGATATCATAGAAAAGCTGCCCACCCGCCGGCTCCGCGCCGAGGGGAAGGCAGCCGCGCCGAAAAAGGCCCTCACTGAGCAGCAGGCCGCCGATCTGCTGGAGGCCGTGCGCGGGCTCCCGGTCGAGCCCTGCGTCATGCTGGGCCTCTACACCGGCATGCGCCGCGAGGAGATCTGCGGCCTGCTCTGGGACAGCGTGGTGCTGGACGGGCCTGCGCCTCACATCAACGTGCGCCGGGCGTGCCGCTGGCCAAAGAATACGGCGGGGGAGATCACCGACGTGCTCAAGACCGACGCCGCCGCGCGCACGATCCCGATCCCGAAGCAGCTGTTGCAATATTTGCAGCAGCTCAAAGCCCGGATCCCCGGCGACGAGCTGCAGAAGCGCCGCCGCTGCGTCTACGGCAGCGACACCGGAAGGTCCCTCAGTCTGACGGCCTTCCGCCGCCGCTGGGAGGCGATCTACCACCGCAGCACGGCCTCCGGCCGCGCCCTGGGGGAGAAGGTCCGGAACCACCGGTACAGCATCACGCTGGACTTTTACCCCACGCCGCACATCCTCCGCCACACCTATATCACGCGCCTGATCCTGGGCGGCGTGGATCTCAAGCGGGTGCAGTACCTCGCCGGCCACGCGGATCCGAAGGTCACGCTGCAGATCTACACCGACCTCATGGGCCACGCCCCGGAGGATCTGATCGCCGACGTCGACCGCATCTTCTCGGAGTAGTTTGTACCCCCGGCGTACCCTTAACGCCCGGCGTACCCCTTCCAAAACGTGGATTTTTCGGCCGACTTTGCTGCCGTTCGCAAACGTGCGCAAACCCGTAATCCGTTGCGGGGCAGCCGCTTCGGGAAAAGCGAGAAAAATCAACGCCTCCGGCCATCCCGCCTGGATGTATTTCGTAATCAGCAGGTCGTGTGTTCGAGTCACATTACCAGCTCCACGCAAAAACCCTGTATCCTCAATGGATACAGGGTTTTTGCTTTATTCGTCAGGGGTACGTTTTGGAGAAGCGTACCCCCAAAAGTACCCCCGGCGCGTCAATTCATATGTTTGCCGGTGCCTTCATCCTTGTTGTACTGCGCCGTGCTGATGCCCAAGAGAGCGCCCAGCAGGGTGCAGATCACCGCCGAAGTCTTGGCCACCTCGTCCGCGTAGGGCCAGCCCCAGACGGAAGCGAGGCCGACGTAGGCGGTGGCGAGGGCCGGGACCACGATCATGGTGATCCACTTCAAAATGTCGTACAGACCGTCATTGAGTTTCATTTTGCTCCTCCTTGTGTGTAAGAAAACCGCCCTTTGCCTTGACCTTGGCATAGGTCCTTTTGATATGCTCCATCGCGGCGGTTCCTCGGTTGTTTTTGAAATCCTTGTGTGCTGAGCAGTAGCTTTCGTAGAAGTCGATGTCGTCCAGAACGTCCTCGTAGTGGCTCTCGGAGTGCTTTCGCCCCTCGCAGACCTCATCATAGAAGCGGAGGATCCGGTACCGGGCGAGCTTGGCGTTGGTCTCCTCGTCGTCGAGGATATGCTGGCTCAGGGTGTCGCGCACGTCGGTGACCTCTCGTTTCGTGGCGGAGATGTCGGCAGCGATCTCGTCACGCATCGCCTGCAGGCTGTCCTGGGTCTTCTTGCGGTTGCTGATGATCGTCGGGATGATCGTCACGACGGCCACGAGCACCGGGGCCACGGCAGTAAGCAGACGGATCCAGTTATCCATTGGACTCACCCCTTTCTAAATACTGTGCAAAGCCTTCCAAAAATTCCGGCGTCTGCAGGTACGCCGCCAGCGCGGCGAGGGTGTCCCGGATATCCGGCGCGGGATCCTGGGCGGCGGGAAGCTCGTCCAGCATGCTGTCGATCACGGCCATGGTGACCGGACCGGCCTCGCCGTCCACGGGCGTGATGTTGTGCGCCTCCTGGAACTTGGCCACCGCAACGAAGGTCTTCGTGCCGTACTGGCCGTCCGTGCCGCCGGTGTCGTAGCCGAGCTTGACCAGCTTCTGCTGCAGCTCGCGCACATCCTCGCCGGCCATCCCTTTTTTGAGGACCGAGCGTTTGGGTGCTGCCGGGATGCTGCCGGCGTTCGCTCCGGTGTAGCGGAGGACGCAGTCCCATGGGCCGTTATAATACGGCTGCACCCGGATCTCGTTGCCGCTCCGATCGCCCTGGACGCTGTTGCCCTCGCTGCTGCGGGCGTGGACGAGCTGCCCGTTGCCGATGTAGGTCGCCGTGTGCCGCGCGTGATTGAGCAGCACATCGCCGGGCTGCATCCCGGCGCCGGTGGCGAGATCCACGCTGCCGGTCACGTCCTGGAAGCCGCAGCGGGTGAACACGTCGTACATGTTGCCGGTGTACGTCGCCCCGGCAGTCTTGACCGGCACGCCTGCTTGCTCCCAGGCGGTGATCACAAACGAGCTGCAGTCATAATCCGGACCCCAGCGGTCGGCCTGACTGTAGCCGTGCCGGTTGTCGGCGGCGGTCTCCAGCTGCCACGCCACGGCGCGCTGGATCGCGCCCGGCGCGCCTGGATCCCCAGCCTCAGACGTGGGATCCTCGGCCTGCGGCGGCAGGTGGTCCTCGTCCTTCCAGATCGGGAGGCCGAAGTCTCTGGGGTCATACGGCAGCTCCGCTGCACCTTTGTACTCGAAGTCTCGCATGTTTCAATCCTCCGTCAAAAGGCCGGAAACGTCTTTTTCGTCATCATCCATGATGTCCTCCGTGACGTAAAGTAGTGTCCTTTAAGATAACTTGGCGTTGATGCGTCGCTCGATTTCCTCGGCGCTCATGTTCGCAATGGCGAAGCTGTAACGATTGGGGATGACGTCCTCAATCTTCACACCGAGAAACTTGGCGATGATCTCGCGCACATCCTTGCTTTCAAGCGTCACCGTTGTCTTCAAGCTTCGTATACCTCGCCCGTGATTTCCTCATACTCGGCTGCGGTGATCCAGCCTTTCACAACGGCGTTGCGCACCATTTCCCCGTTCCAGAGACCGTTGTCGTAGTACCTCTTCACAAGTTTAAATTTCTTACTCATCTGTGCTCTCCTCCTCGGTCGGGATTTCGATGTCAGACATCATGGAAATGTAATCGATGTTCGCAGCGTTCTTAACGGCAGCGGCTTCGGCGTTGTCAAGTCTTGCGCGTTCCATAGGACTCATGCCTCGGTTGATAATGATTTGCATTATTGTTCACCCCATAAATCAAGATAGTAGGCGTCCATCTTTTGGAGCAGATTGTAAGAGTTGCCCTTACTGGCGTGGTTACGCCACGCCGCATAAGACTCGTCCACCTTTTCACGTGGGAGATAGCCCCTCTTCGACTTTGCTACAAGGCGGCGTAGCTTCTTCCGCTCTCGTTTCACATTCTCCGGCCTGACGAGCTTTAATACCTTCCCGGTGTCCGTGAGCCTGTAGATGAAGCCAAGGAACTCGATGCCATCAGACAGGTTATAAATCCTTGTCTTCTTCTCGTTAAGCTCAAAGTCAAGCTGTGTCAGTTGCTCCCGGATTTCAACCATGCACCGCTGCAAGTATTCTCTGTCATGGCTGATAATCAGGAAGTCATCCATATACCGGATGTAAAGCTTCGCGTGAAGCTGTTCCTTAACAAAGTGGTCAAGCTTGTCCAAAATGGATATGCCCGCAATTTGTATCAGTTGACTGCCGGGGTTGTAGCCTTTATTTCCTTCATACTGTTCTCTGAGAATCCGGCAAACCATAGCGTAAACCTCGGGCGGCAACCGATCTTTGAAAAGTTGTTCTGTTGCTGCATGGCTCATGTTTGGGTAATAACCATGTATGTCGAACTGCGCTACATAGCCATCATGTCCATGCTTTCTGTAGTATTTGTGGAGAAATTCTGTAAGCCTGTTACGTGCCGCGTCTGTACCTTTGCCTTTCTGACAAGCAAAGTTGTCATAGATGAAGCTGTTGCTCATGACAGGATATACCGCATTGTCATTCAAGCTCCTTTGGAACACGCGGTCACGAAAAGTAATGCTTGCGATTTCTCTCGGTTTCGGAGATGTAATCCTGAAATGGATCGGCGGCCTTGCTTTATACGTGCCTTCGTGAAGTTCCCGGCTGAGTTTCATTGTGCGTTCAATGCCGTTCATGCAGAAAGAAGCAACGCTGTCTTTCCAGATAACGCCCTTTTTACATTTCCACATTGACTCATATAAAGGGGCAAAACCGATAATCGATTCAAGGATTGAAGTATCTGTGTTCACAGTCTAACCGGCTCCTTTTGAAGTCGTACACATCACAGATTAATTGTTCGCCCTTTCGGGCTGGGGATTCGGCTCCTTGCGTCAAAGGTCGGTTTGCAGCTTCCTACAGAAGCGCTTTCATAACCGTTGGATGAAGCAATCGGGGCAGCCGCGATTCGCGTTCGTCGCGTTGTTGTTGTTGGCATTGCCGCTGGTGTTCACATTCCACGTGTTGTTGGCATTGCCACGATTAGCGGAGCGCAAACGGCAGTTCTGGGCTTACAGCCTACACCCCATTTTTATTTGAACTTTGCTGAATACCGCTTCAAATCCGACTCCCTCCACGCCCGGATCAGGTTCCTCGTTTCGATTGTTTTGCCAGCCCAATACGTCACG